ATGATTCGGTATGCCGCAGCCCTTCTGCTTTCGCTCGTTCTTGCTTCCGCGGCAGCCGCCGCCGACCGGGCGCTGATCGTCGGCATCGGCACCTATGCCAACCTGCCGGAAAAGATGTTCCTCGAAGGGCCGAAGAACGACGCGCCGCTGATCGAGAAGTTGCTGAAGGAAAAGCTCGGTTATCCGGCCGAATCGATCCGCGTCCTGCGGGACCAGGATGCCAGCCGGGCCGCGATCCTCGCCAGCATCGATGACTGGCTGGTCAACGGCACGCAGCCGGGGGACCGCGTCTATTTCTACTTTTCGGGCCATGGCCTGCAGGTGAAGGACGTGAGCGGCGACGAGGAGGACGGGCTCGACGAGGCGCTTTCCACCTATGACATCGCCGCCGGCGACGGCGACTGGATGAATGTGATTCTCGACGACGAGATCGATGCGATGCTGGCGAAGCTCAAGGATCGCGCCGTCACCATCGTCATCGATGCCTGCCATTCCGGCACGATCTCCCGCTCGCTCTCGACGGAGGTCGCCGAGGCGATGGAAAGCGCGCGCTTCCTGCCGCGCCCCCATGCAAAGCCAGGCGAGGCGTTGAAGACTCGCGGCCTGCGCATCGATGTCGCCGTGGTCGACAAGCCGGAGATCGCCAGGCAGAACGGCGTGGAGGCCTGGAGCGCCGCCTCGTCCTATCAGGTCGCCTGGGACGATACGCGCCTGCCGCCGGAGGAGCGGCACGGTGTCTTCACGCTCTCCTATGTCAACGGCCACGAGACCGCCGCCGCCGACAGCAATGGCAACGGCATCGTCTCCAATGCCGAATTGCTGGAATATGTGAAGAAGCAGTCGCAATCCTATTGCGCCGCGCAGTCGGAATGCCAGGGCCTCGATCCGCAGTTGGAAGTGAACTACGCGCTGCTCGGCGCCAGCGCCGTCGCGCCGGCAGATGCTGGCGGGCAGGCGCAGCAGGCGGGCGGCGAGACCGCGCAGCAGCCGACGCCCGATTACGGCAAGGTCGAGGAGGTCAAGGTCGAGAACACCCAGCAGACGGCCTATGTCGCCGCCGACCCGGTCGAGGCCGTCGGCGATATCCTCGGCAAGGCCGAGACCGGCGACGTCAAGGTGGCGCTCTCCTCGGACTATCTGAAGACCGGCGACGCCTTCCGCATCAGGGTGACGAGCGCCACGAGCGGGCACCTTATCCTCTACGACGTCGACAAGGACGGCAAGGCGACGCAGATCTTCCCCAACGAGGCGGCCCGCAAGATCACGCCGCTGACCGCCAACATGCCGCTCACCATTCCAGACGACTATTACGGCTTCGATTTCGAGGCCGATGGGCCGGGCGAAAACGTTCTCGTCGCCATCGTCATCGCCGACGACGTCGACCTCACCAAGGTCGCCCCGAACGACTATGGCCTGACGAAGGAACTCGACGCCCGCACCACCATCGCCGATATAGCGGGCATGCTGAATCAGACCTGGACGCGCGACACGGAGAACCGCAGCGTGAACTGGTCGCTGGGACTGCTGAAATACGCGGTTCACTGAGTGCTGCCGCTACCGCATTCCGGCGGCCTGCCGCTTTGCCAAACGGCAGTTGCAAAAGCTGTTTTCGGTGCATTTTCCGGGTTGACCCGGCAGAACCTCCTGCATATGTTCCGCGCACTTCCGCGGGGCGTAAGTCCCACGCTCGGGAGCGCGTAGCTCAGCCGGTAGAGCAACTGACTTTTAATCAGTAGGTCCAGGGTTCGAATCCCTGCGCGCTCACCACTCGAACCCTCGACCCGCAGGGGTTTCCGACTTTCCGGCCAACCTTAGAAGTGACTGATGAAGGTCACAAAAGGTCACACGGAAGTCACACGCTAGCAGCCACGTTGGAGGCCTCGCCTTTTCTGAGGTGAAGAACTACGCTTCGCGAGGGACCGGAGACCACAAAGGGAGGGGCGACATGCTGTTCGCATTCATCATTGGCTTGTTGAAGAGAGGTTGGCCTTGGTTCATCGCCGTAGTCGCAATCGGCTTGCTCCTGGAACTCTACAGAGTTAACGCAAACAGAGATTGGTGGGCCCAAATCGGCCGTGAACCATACGACGCGAGGCAATTTCTGATCGCCGCCACCCTGATTGTCATCTTCGATGCTGCCGCCTACGCTCTCGGATATGGGGTGCGGCATCTATTCGATCGCACTCGCAAGGCATCCTAAACGGCCATATCCGAGTTACTGCCGCTCTCGTACCATTCGACGAGGTTGCCGATCGCCGTCGTCGCCATCTCCGGATGAAGCGCGAGATAGTGCTTCAGGATGATGTGCGCGCCCTGCAGGGAGTGGCCGGAGACGGCGCAGATCTGCGGCAGAGTATTCTTGGCCAGCGCCATCCAGGTGACGCCGGTGGCGCGCAGATCCTTCTCCATGATCGTCGCGCAGCTCGGCATGGTCTTCGCCGCCTCGGCGCGGATCTCCGAGAACAGGTTGCGATAGGTCCAGTGGTTCCATGGCGCCCAGGTGCTTTCGTTCATGTGCGCATAGGGGCTGATGATCTTCTTGATCTTCCGGCGCTCGGCTGCGGCGTCCATCCGAGCCTTGTAGGGCGCGGCCACGGGCGGGTTGACGATCGCCCCCGTCTTGCTCTGGCGCAGGACGAAGCGGCCCTTGCGGAACGCTGAAAGCTGCAGGCGGAGGCGGTCGTATTGGCGCTGGCTGGTCCAGACGCCGCAGTAGAGCATGTCGGCGAAGTCGGGGCGGCGGAATTTCTCGCCCTCGGCCGTCGCGACCAGGTGATCGAATTCCTCGCGGGTTATGAAACGGGCACGCGCGGCCGGCGCCTGCATGTCGAGATCTCGCGCGGGGTTCATCGTCAGGCCCTTGATGCGGCCTGTCCGCAGCCCCCAGCTGATCGCCACGCCCAGGATCGTCAGCGCGCCGCGCGCCGTCGCCAGCCCCTTGCTCTTCCACAGATCCTCATACAGGCCGTAACAGATCGACTGGTCGAGCGCTGAGATCTCCGAAGCCCACATGTCGGGATCCCACAGCTCGAGCACGCGGGCCTTCTGCTTGTAGTCCTTGATGGTCGCCGGCGGCCGCGGCGCACCATCCTTGCGCTTCAGCACGCGCGGGCTCTTGAACCAGTCCTCGAAGAGCTGCGACATGGGATAGGTCACCGCAGGTTTGGAGACGAGCGGCGCAATCGAGGCAGGGAGGGCCGCTGGCGCGCTTTCCGCCTTTGCGGCCTCCAGTGCCCGCCGGAAGGCGTTGGACCAATCCAGCGCCTCGCCCTGGCTGAACCAGCGCCCGTCCGGATGCTTCAAGTCGGCAGGCTTGTATCCGCGATCGCGGAGGGCCGGCCCAGGCGAGAAACGCGGACGGCCGTTTCTCCAAGCGATGTGGCGTATCTTCACCTCGGCCATCACGCGCGGCCTTGCGAGGGGAAGTGCTTGAGCTGGAATTTCTCGATGAAGTCGTCGAGCTCGTCGTTAATGCATCCCATCCGGCGGAGATCGTCAGCGGTGGGCTCGTCGCCGGGATCCATGATCGACATGATGGTGGCGAAAAGATGCTGGGCGCCAGCGAAGAAGGCGTTCCGCATCTCCTCGAGCTGTGTCGCCGAGGCATTGTCCGGGACAGCCGCCAGGCGCAGGCCGATCCATCCCGCCTCAATGATCCTACCCTTATCGACGAGCTCGCGCTCGAGCCGCTGCAGGTGAGCACGGTCAGCCATGGTCGCCTCCCTTTGGTTCGTTGGCGACGTCGGGCTCGTTTTCGTAAGGGACGCGCTCCGCGAACGCCTCAAGCGCCTTGTCGAGCGCATAAGACTTCAGGCTCGTGTCCTCGTTGACTTCCCAAAACTCACGGGCGGCGATGACGAGGTTGATCACGTCCTGGCGAAGTCCTGCCGGCACTTCGCCCTGCATGTGCTGGAAACAGCGCTGCGCGGCATGAATGACGGTCTGCGTGGAGACGCCGGGCCGGAACACGGCGTTGCCGACGCGTGCTGGTTTGTCGATGGTCGGCGAGGTTGCTTCAAGCCTTTCGGCCGCTGCCTCGCAGATTGCGGCCTTCGTTCCTGACAGGCGCGCTGCGGTTTCGCGCAGCGCATTGGTCAACTGTTCATCGGTGCCATAGAAGGTCATTCGGCACCTCCTGAAGGTTCGTTGGTGGTCATAGAAACCCCTTGTCCTGGCAATATTCCGTCCACGCGCTCAGAACGCTGCGCGCGAGATCGGCATCGCTGTCGTTGATGTGATCCTCGGGCTTCCAGCCTTCCACGCTGCGGATTTCGTCAAGGCAGGACTGTCGCTCCGCATCGGTCATTGGGCGCTCGGCGTAGCTGCCGACCCATGCACGCAGGGCGCGCTCCATGTCGGCGCAGACACATCCATCAGACCCCATGCAGCACGCAGAAACGGGCCACTGAATTTCAGTTCTCACCAGCATGGTCGCCTCCGGAAGATACGTTGGTGACATCCGGCCACTGTCGGACGAGAAGGTCAGCCGGGATCGGTGCCTTTCTGGTCATTTGCTTCATGAAGAACGAGCGGCCGAGCGCGGCACTCTGATCACGCAGATAGCGGAAATCATCAGGGTCGGTGTCGCGAGCTTTGTGCGACCCTTGATCGGTCTCGCCGCCCGTGATGATGAGGTCCGGTGCATACTTGTCGAGGATGATGCGGCTAAGCAGAGGTTCGTAGCTGCCGAACGTAAACAGCGGCAACAGAGACTGCTTCACCTCCCATAGCTTCATCCGGTCGCGGTCGTATTCGGGCTGGTTGGCGATGGTCGCGCCGATGGCGACATTGCGCGGCAGCATACGGTGGCCTCGCGCCGGGTCGGTCATTTTCATGACGTTGCCGATACGCTTCGTCAGAAGCAGCCAAATCAGGTTTGGCGTGGCCTCGATCAGGTTCATCAGATCGTAGCGCCACATCTCGTCAACCTCGTTGTCGAAGACGTCGGCAAGCGAGGCGCAAAACACGCGGAGGCGAGTGCCTTTTGCGGCGGCTTCCTTGTCCCATGCGATCGGTTTTCGCCAATTCGCCTTGCCAGTGCGCTGGCGGTCTTCGCCGGCACCCCACTGCACGCGGTGATATCGGTTAGCCATCAGGTTTTCGGCGTAGCAACCGTCGCAAGCGGGGGAGACTTTTGTGCATCCGATCCACGGATTGAAGGTGTGGTCGGTCCATTCTATCTTGCTGTTCTCAGCCATGGTCGCCTCCTTTCGGTTTGTTGGCGGAAGCGACCTGGTCGTGAAAAACAGCGCTGTTGCTGCGCATCTGGATCTCCTCGAAAAAGAAAAGCGAAGACCGGCGGCACTCGGTACACAGCCGCCGGTCTTCCAGGTCCGCCAACCTGGAGGCGGAGGTGGCGGCGCGACGCGGGACGTAGGGGCTTGGCCCCGCGCCGGATGTTGCCGGTGCTGCTACTGCAGCCGCGTCCGGCGAAGGGTTGCAAGCACGGGTTCCCCGCGCTCACGCTCGGAGACGATGCAGGCCGCCTCGACGATCACGGCCGAGGACGTCGAGCGCGCCAGGGAGGCGGCGCGCATCAGGGCCTCGAGATCCGCCTGGTAGTCGCCGAGATCGGCGATGAGGCGGGCCATGAGCTCGTCGCCCTTGGTGGCGAGCTGCTCGAGCTCGGCGATGGTGTCGCGCACGGTCTTCACGGCTGACCATCCTTCAGGCGCTTCTCGACGAGCTGGCCGGCGAGCGTGAGCGAGAGGGAGCGGCTGGCCTCGCGGGCGAGCTGGCGGGTGACCAGCACGTCGACGATGCTCTGCGAAAAGCGATGGGGGCCGATCTCCCAGGCGGCGCCCGCCTTGCGGATATGGCGGTAGTGCCCGATGGCGAGCACGGCCTCCTGCTGGCGACGGGTGAGTTCCCGGCGCGGCGCGAGGGCAGCGCGGTTTTCAGAAACCGAGACGATCATGCTGCGGCCCTCCTGGCGGCGTTGCGGGCGTGGATCTGCGCGATCAGCCTGCCGACCGCCTCGAGGTTCAACTGCCCGCCGCGGTAGACCCACGGCGGATTGTCGGGATCCAGGCGGCCGACCTCGTAGGAATGAAGCATGTCGAGCAGATAGACCGGCGTGCCGGGATAGGGCGCGCTGTTCCACAGCTGGCGCAGGATCCTGCGGGTATTGTCGCCGTAGCCAAAAAGCCGCCGGCGAGCCTTGCGCCACAAGGCGGCACGCTGGGCGCGATGCTCTTCTTGCCAACGATCCCAACGGCGGGCGCGCTCCGCCATCACATCGTCCTCGCTGGGCTGCTGCGCGGCGATCTGCTCCGAGAAAAGCGGCAGGGCCTCGCGCTCCAGGCGCTGCTTCCGCCGCAGCGCTGCGCGCTTGCGGCTGGTGTCCATGTAAGGGCCGTGGCGCTCTGCCTTGACGAACCTCATCGCGACACTCCTTGCCGCGTCCTCTGCATGTGCTCCAGCAGCTCCTCCTCGATGAGGGTAATGATGCCCTCCTTGAAGATCTGGTCGCCGGACGGCTTGCTCACCTGGGCGGCCACGCTGCCGATCGTCTGGACGAAGACGATTGCCATCGCCTGCACCGCGACCAGGGGATCGCCGGCGGGCCGGCTGACCTCGGCGTTGACCCAGACGCAGAGCTGCTCGATCCAGCCGCTGACCGTGCACCGCGCCATCGTTCTCGTCAGCGCCTGGTCACTCGTGAGCGCTTCCTCGATGGGAAGACCGGAATGGATGATCTTCGTCATGCGTGGCCACCTCGCTCCTTTGTCACCGTCGCCTGGGCGAAGGCCTGGCGGTGGCCCGACAGGCACTCGTCGAGGTAACGATTGAGCCTGCTGAGGATCAGGAGCCGCGCCGCATCCCGCACGGGAGGGGGGGTAATGTCTAGGACGTTGGCGCAGAAGCTGGCATACGCCATGGCGCCGGCAAGCACGATATCGACCCGGTCCATGCCCCGGTTCTCCTCCTCGAGCGCCATGCGCACGAAACCGAGATGGAGTTCCACGGACCGCTCGCAGATCTTCGTCGCCGGCGGCGCGGAGGGCGGGAGGGCTGACGAGCCGAGGGATTTGCGCAAGTCGGCCAGCGTCTTTTCGACGTCGTAGTGCACCGTCATGCGGACCTCCCGGCGTAGCGCTGCCGCATGCGGGCGTTCTGGTTGGCGATGGCGAGCTGCAGGGGGGCGAGGTCGCGGGGCTTGTCCCTGGGCGTGGCTTCCTCCCGGGCGGCGCCGTCGGCGCCCTGTTCGAGCCAGCGCTCGAGCGCGCCACGCGGCCAGGACCAGCCGACCGTCAGCTTGCGGGGCATGCCCCGCTCCATGTGCAGGCGCAGCCAGTTGCGCTTGATCCAGTCCTCCGAGCGGTCGAGCGCCGCGGCCAGCTCGGGCAGTTTGACAAGTTTCTCCGACAGCATGCCGTTCTCCGATGCAAATCAGTTGCATTTGGAGAATGCACATTTGACGTTAGCTTTGCAAATACAAATTTGCTTTAGATGCAAACGCGGAATTTAGACGCACGTGCTGACGTCTTCAATTCCTCAAGTTTTCGTTGGAAACCGTGATTAGTGGCGAACGTGGACGCCGGCCATTACAACCCCGGCGATCCGGATGTTGTGATCATCTACCACCTCCGGAGGATCCGGCTCGCGGTCCCTGTAAGCCGTGATGAGGTAGGGTGTTCTGAAGACCCGGAATATCGTCGTCGCCGTGCCGCGGCGATCGTCATAGACCTGGGCGCAGACGCAGTCTCCGCTCCTGGGGGTCGCATTGCGGTCGACGACTACCACCATGCCCATGCTGTAACCGGCGGCCGAAAGACTTTGTGTCTTCAACTCCCACAAATCGAGGCTGTTGGAATTGTCGATGGTCGCCTTAAGCGTAGCAAGGACCGGATTTTCGGTGTCTTCAATTGTGTAGGGGGTGGCCTCACCATCGGAGAACGAGACAAGCTTCGGCCTGGTCCGTGTCTGATAGGCGGGAACGTTGGTGGCGTCTTCAATTAGCTTCACGGTTTTGGCCGTGAGAGTATGCCCGTTGACGTCTTGTTTTTTAAAGCGGGTGAGTGTGGACGGGGTAAGCCCGGCTGCCCTGGCGATCTCAGTGAACGTCAGGCCGCTCGTCTTCGAGATATGATCCAGCCAAGCCAGCTGCTGGTCGCGCAGGTTCGTCATGCGCACACTTATGGCAGCGGGGAGGCCCATTGTTCAAAACTCAATACAGCAATTGACAATGCAAACCAAATCACGGCTACATTTGCAAATCAACGGAAAATTGCAAACGGAAAGCCGATATGCAAAATCTCAGCGAGATCGAACGCAAGCGTGAACGCCTCGGCGTAACGCTGAAAGAGATGTGCGCCCGCGCCGATGTCCATCAGAGCACCCTGTCGAGGGCGCGGACCGGACGGAAGGAGCCGACGGCGCGGATCCGCGCAAAACTCTCGCATGCCCTCGACGAGATCGCGAGCGAACGCGGCATTCAGATCATTCCGGCCGAGGGTGCCGAGCAATGATGTGGCTAGATATCACCCCGTTCCTTGGCCGCGCGGATGTAAGCCGCGCCGTAGGCGAAGGCGAGCGGCGCCAGGACGCTGATCCAGCTGATCTCGATCCGCTGAAGCAAGGCGGCGAAAAGCCCCATGGCCGTGAAGCCCGCCCACAGATGCGCTCCGCTGTATCGCCATGTGCCGGCGAAGCCGACGAGAGCGGCGCAGCCGCAGGCAATCAGCAACCCGATGACGTGACCTGCACTCATTTCCGTCTCCCTGAAAGGACGATCTTACCGCGAGGAGAAGCGATGTCCATGATGAGCATGTGCGATGAGATAGCGAAGCGCCAAGCGGCGGAGGCCCGATATAGGCTGGAGGAGGCCGCGCGGCAGGCGATCCGCGAAATCGTGCGGGAAGAGATCAAGGTGGCGCTTGCCCGCGATCCGCTTCTGGCGGCGATCGCGCCGCTCGCCCGCCTGCTGCGAAGCGGGCAGGAGCCCGACGAGGCTGCGGCGGCGCGCCGGCGGGCCGCGTGGGACACCTATGCCGGAGCATCCAGCGACGCGATCCGGGCCGCGAGATCCGAAGCCCGCTCGACGTCCTCGACGAAGTCGGCGGCCCATTCCTCCACCCGGGAGGAGAGCAGCGACGTCACCCAGGTTGCCGGCTCGGCAAGCGCGAGCGCGCGCAGCACGTTCTCGGGCGAGATTTCCCAGTCCAGCTCCTGCAGGGCGAGCGCGACGATGAGCGCGTGGATCTGCAGGTCATCCTTCGTGTGCTCTAGGCCGGTGATCGTCGGGTTCATGTGGGGCGTCTCCAAGGTCCGGGGTTTGCTTTTCCGCGAGTCTCGCAGGAGAGGCAAGGTATGAAGAAGATCATGTGCTGCGAGGTGAAACCGAAAGGGCAGATTGCTCGCCACAAGCAGCTTTTCCGGCACGATCCCGACAACGGCATCTATGGCGACTGCTTCCGCACCGTGATCGCCTGCCTGCTCGACCTCATGCCCGAGGACGTCGTCCATTTCTGCGATGGGCCCGACGACGGCCAGTTCTGGCCCAGGGTTCGCGCCTGGCTGGAGCCCCGGGGGCTGGCCTTCATCGAGGTTCCCTTCGCGGGCGTTCACCTTCCCGATGTCGAGAGCATCCTCGAGATCGGCGCGCATTTCAGCCAGGGCATGCACTGGCTGCTCACCGGAAAGAGCCGCAACGGCGTCAACCATATCGTCATCTGCAGGGGGACGGACATTCTGCACGATACCAGCCTCGACGACAGCGGCATCGTTGGCCCGGGCATGGACGGCAACTGGTGGGTTGGCTGGCTTGTCCGCCGGCTTCCTTGTGACGAGGTGCGGTCATGATGGGTCGCCTCCGTTCGCTCCTCTCCTGCTTTCGCCGCCGGCCGGCGCCGCGGGAAATCATCCTGCCGCCGTTCCATCCCATCATCTTCGCCAACGGCCGCGACGATGACGGGCCCGGTATCAAGGCCTTCTACGAGGGCCGGCCGATTATCTGCCAGGGCCGCGAGATCGGCCCCGGCGATACCGTTCTGCGCGATCTCAAGCTCTCGCTTTCCTGCGTGGCGATCCAGTTCCGCCGCGGCGGCGCTGTCGTCGAGACCGTAGGCTTTCCCTTGCACGCGCGGCCGTCCGCACGGGGGGGCATCCTCACGATAGACGTGCAGCCGGGAAGCCGGCGCATGATGAGCCATTGCACGTTCCTGTTCGGGCTGAGGGTTGAGCCATGAAGAAGCCGGACCCCGCCGAACTGCGGCGCCTGCGAGCGCTGATCCTGGAGAAGGTCAACGCCGTGCCGCCCATGGCGGTTCACAAGGGCTCGTCGAGGGATTTCGATGCCGAACGGAGGGAGCGCGATCGCTGGCACGCGGCTTTCGATGCGATCGTGCACGAGCTCGTCGTGAACGAGGGGGCAAAGCTGACCCTTTCCGGCGGGGCCGAGGTGCTGGCGCTCGCCGGCATTCGGTGCAGTTGCACCCATGGCTCCTCCGGCTTGCTCGCCAACTGGCGGGCCGGCGCGCTGCGCCGTCTCGAGGCGATGGGAGAAGCGCCATGACGGTCGATCGTCGCAATCACCCCTGCCTGTCTTGCCCGCTGCCAGACTGCGACGACGAGAGCCCGAAATGCCCGCTCCGGCGGATCCTCAGCAGGGAGTCGGCAATGCGCCGGCGCGGCGAAGCTGTCCCGGACGATCTGAGGCGGGATCGGACGATCGCCTACCAGGAAATATACGGCGAGGCGCGCAACGAACGCCGCCGGCTTCTTGCTGCGGGAGGGCGGGCATGACCCGGCACCTGGCGATCTACAGCAGCTGCGAGATCTCGCGCGATCCGGCACGGAACACGGCCAATCACCAGGCGATGCTCGACGAGCTCAACGCGCTGATGGCGGCAGACGGCTGGGAGGGCGCCACGATCATCGATTTTCGCACCGTCGCAGGCTTTTCGGCCGTGGGCATCGAGCCCGGGCCTTCGCCGCTCACCCTCGAATACCTGCGCCGGATGAAGGACGCCGGCAAGGAAACACAAGCCGAACCGCTGCGGCCCGTGCTGGTCGCCGAGCAAGGGAGACTGTTGTGATGCAGACTGCCGCCATCAACATGAACACCGGGGAGCTTCCGGAGCTCGCCTGGGTCGAGCTCGACAAGATCTTCGTCGACGACACCTATCAGCGGCCGATCAAGCCGCGCCGTGTGCAGCAGATCCTGCGCGACTTCACCTGGTCGCAGTTCGGCGCGCTGATGCTGGTGGCCCGCGAGGACGGCCGGTTCGCCGTCTATGACGGGCAGCACCGTTTCGAGGCGGCCCGCCAGCATCCGAGCATATCTGCCGTGCCGGCGGCGATCGTCGTGCTCGACCAGGCCTATGAGGAGGCGCAGAGCTTCCTCGGCGTCAACATCAACCGCAGCGCCATCTCGACCGTCGAGAAGTACTGGGCGGGCATCGAGGCCGGCGACGAGACGATGATGCAGATCTGCTCCGTCCTCGAGGAGGCCGGCTGCGAGGTGGTACCCGCCGGCACCAAGTCGCCGGCGCCGGCGCGCACCAGCGCCATCACGGCGATCGAGCGGGCGATCCGCTCCTATGGCGATACCGCCGTGACGCAGGCCTGCCGCGCGCTGCGCGAGGCCTGGCCGAAGGACAACAGCGCGCTCAACGGCACGATGATCCAGGCGCTCGCCCGGCTCTACCGCAACAACAAGCGCTCCATCGATCACCAGCGCATGGTGACCAAGCTGCACGGCAAGGATCGCAAGATCCTCGTCGCCGACGGCGAGACCTTCCGGAAAATGGGGGGGGGCGACGCGGCGCTGAACATCGCCAAGGTGATGGTCGAGGTCTACAACAAGGGCCTGCAGAAAGACCTGATCACCCTCGGCGTCAAGGCGTGAGGGCGGCGGCATGAACGAACTCCTTCCCATCATCGCCGAGCTGGCCGACGCGAAAAGCCACCGGGAACGCGCCGCCTGGCTGCGGTCCTGCCCGATCGACATCCTTCGCCGCTACGACATGACGATCCGCAACAGGCTGATGCATGCGGGTTTCCATGCCGGCATCGATTATCTCGACCGGATCCGGACGTTCCTGCAGTCGACCCGTGACGGCGAGACCGGCCTTTTCCGCCATGGCGCCGTCCAGGCCCTTCATGCCTCCGGTCTCCTCCTCGAGGACGAGGCCGAGCGGCTGGACGGGCCCCGGGCGGTTACGGCGCCTGATCATTCCATCACCGACTTGTAGTGCGTACCCGCCGGCTTTGTCCGTTGTGCCGGCGGGCTCGAAACCCCTGAAATTTGCATGAGACCGATGAAGAAGCAGCGGACCCCATACCGGCCGGACCAGGCGCCGGCGCTTGAGCGCATCGAGACGAAGCGTGCGCGCCTCGGTATCGAGCACCAGGCGCTCGCCGCGGCCGCCGGCATTGCGATCGCCACCTATCGCCGGATCCGGCGGCGCGGCCGTGCCTCGCTCGCCCAGGTCAACAATCTCCGTTTCGCCATCCGCACCATCGCCGCACGCAAACGGGCGAGCGAGATGATGTTTGAGGCGGCGGAGGACAACGACGAGCTGAAGCGTGCCGTCGCCGTGACCCTCAAGGGGATCCGCGCCGCGCTCTGCCAGTCGGAGATCCGCGCGGCCGACCGGCGCGCCGTCGAGATCTACCTGCTGGTGACCGCCTGCGGCGTCAACGGAACGCTGGCGGCCGAGATCTGCGGCTGCACCAAGCAGAACGTCTCGAAACTCCTGAAATCCGTAGAGGAGCGCCGCGAGGCGGCCGACTACGACCAGGCCATCGCCGCCCTCGAGGCGGCCATCGTGGGGGTGTGAGCAATGGGAAAGCGCAACCGGGGGGGGGCAAATGGACCTCTTCGATAAAGATATCCTGGCCTTCGATCCCTTCGGGCCGGTTCGCGATGAGCGGATCAGGATATTCTCCGACCTCTTCGTCGTCACGCGCGCGCCGCATAGGTGCGACGTGTGCAGGGAGCCAATCCCGGCGCGATCGCGCGTCCGCGCTCGAACCGAGAAATGCCCCGGTGAGGGCTTCTTCGGCACGTTGTATTTCTGCGCTGAGTGCTGCGAGGCGATGGGCCACGCGACCAGGGGAAATCGGGAAGAGTTCGACCGGCGATGGGCGTGGCCATCATGAGCCGCTTCGCCGTCGCCAAGGATTGCGTGCTGGGCTCGCTCGAGACGATCGTCGCCGAGCTCCTGCAGGCAAAGCAGAAATTCCGCCGCAAGTCGCTCTGGAACGTGCGCAATCCCTTCCGGCCGGGCTCGAAGGAAGAGCAGATGGTGGTGTGGCTCACCGGCGCGCGCCGCGGGGCCTGGAAGGATTTCGTCTCCGGCGACAAGGGTGATGCGATCGACCTGGTCGCCTTCGGCCTGCAGGGCCACGTCGACGACGGCACCCGCATGACGGCGCTGGAATGGATCGAAGATCGGTTCGGCCTGCGCAGCATGGACAAGGGCCGGCGCGAGCAGCTGGCGGCCGAGGCGCGGGCCAAGCTGAAGGCCGCCGAGGCGACCGACCAGAAGCGGCGGAAAACCTCGATCGACCGCGCCCGCAAGTTCTTCTTCGCCTGTCACCCGACCGTCATCGGCACGCCGGCGGCCGCCTACCTTTCCGCGCGCAATGCGCCGATAGAACGGGTGCCGAACCTCGGCCGCTCGCTCCGCTACCGGCGCGACTGCGAATACTGGCGGGCCGAGGGAAAGCCGAGGATGCCGGCGATGATCGCCGCCATGGTCGACGTCGCCGGCAAGATCGGCGCCTGCCATTACACGTTCCTGCGGCCGGACGGATCCGACAAGGCAGTGGTCGAGAAGGCGAAGCTAATGTTTCCCGAGACGTCCGGCCTGGTGATCCGCCTCACGAACGGGCCGAGCGGGCTTTCGGCCGAGGATGCGGCCGCCCAGGGCGTCAGCGGCATCTGCGGCCTCGTCGAGGGCATCGAGGACGGATTGTCGGCGGCGATCGCCGCGCCGGATCTGCGCATGTGGTCCTGCGGCAGCCTCTCCGGCTTCCGCAGCGTGCCCGATCATGCCGCCGTCAGCGGCTGGGTGGTCTTCAAGGACAACGACTGGGGCAAGCGCCAGGCACAGGAGCAGTTCGACCTGGCGATCGCCCGTCTCAAGAGCTTCAGGAAGCCCGTCGAGGTGATCTCGATGCCGGCCGACTGGGGGAAGGATGTCAACGACGCAATAAGGAGCGGATGGTGATGAACATTCTGGAATTGAAGGCTGCCGACCTTGGCGGGGCGATCGCGCATGTCGCGGCCTCCCAGCTTTACCAGGCGATGACCGAAGACGACGAAGCCGAAAAAGGGCCACGTACCTGGTTCGGTTCGGATCCGGACGATGGCACCAGCATCGAGACCGATGTGCTCGACATGGCGCGCTACGTCAACGGCCGCGATATCCCGGCCGAGCAGCTCTGGCGCTGGGCGGGCCTCAACGGGATCGTGGTGCGGGAGGTCGACGAGTATCGGGACGTGCCGCTCGCCCGCCGGCTGGCATTCGAGATCTTCACCGATACCTGCGCCCGGGCGCATCACCGGCTCGAGCTCGCCCAGCTCGACGCCAAGAAGCTGATCCCGCTCGGCGAGATCGAACCGGCGCCGGGCCTGAAGCTCGAGGACAGCATCTTCGAGCCGCACGGATCGCTCGGCGATCAGGAGGCCTACCAGAAACAGTGGCTCAAGGACCAGGAGGCGGCCGACCAGCGCCGCCTCGAGGAGGAGATCGCGCGCCAGCAGGAAACGCTGGACAGCCAGACGGCCGGCGCGCCGATCGACGAGGACCAGGACGAGAAGCCGGCCGGGCTCAGCGCCGGCCAGAGGGAGGATGCCACCGATGAAGAGGAAGCTGCAGCTGCAGGACAGGAAACGGGCGATACGCCGGCGGCGGATCCGCAAGCACAGGGCGCTGTACCTGGCGTATCTGGCGACGGTGGCGATGAAGAGCAGGTCGAACCAGGCGGGGCGTCTGCGCCGGCTGGCGAACTGGGGGCGCAGGTGGCAGACGCGGAAGACAACGGCGGTAGCGATGGCGCTGATCGGCCGGTGAAGGCCAAAAGGCCCGCCAAGGGCAAGTCCACCTCCTGAAATTGATCGATCATTTGTCAACCGGAAGGCGGGTTTCAGGCCCGTTTTCCGGCCAAGCGGAAAATTTTTTTGATGTCTGAGGAAAAAGACGTCGGCGCGCGAAAAGTCGGGGGACTGATCCGCAGCGCCACGCAGAAGGTCAAGCGCAAGATCGAGGAGCGCCAGACGGTCTATCCGCCGCGGGGCATGCCGCTCGACGGGCTCAAGCCCGGGGCATGGCTTGAGGACGGCGTCTTCGACGATACGGGCCATCTTCCCTACAATTGCCCGGTGCGGCCGCTCGGCTACGACGGCGAGGATTATTATTTCGTCGACACGATGGGCCAGGTCTTCAACACCGGCACGGCCTCGATGGGCGTCGAGCGGATCCAGAAGCTTTTCGCCGGCCACGAGGCATGGCTCGACTGGGCTTTCCCCAGCTTCTCCAAGGGTGGCAGCGTTACCGGCTTCAAGGCCGAGATGGTGCGGCGCGCTCTCTATGCCGCCTGCAGGGAGCGCGGTGCCTGGTCGCCCACCGACATGGTGCGCGGCCGCGGCGCCTGGCGCGATCCGCATGGCGGGCTGATCCTGCATTGCGGCGACCATATGTGGATCAACGGCGAGATCATCGACACCGGCGAGCATGGCGATCACCTCTATGTGCGCCGGCCGCGCTCCATGTCGCCCTGGCCGGATCCCGTGCTGCCCGAGGACAATCCCGCGCCCCGCCTGGTCGAGATCCTGCGCACCTGGAACATGGGGCGCGGCGACGTCGATGCGGTGCTGCTGCTCGGCGCGATCGGCGTCGCCATGCTCGGCGGAGCGCTGTCCTGGCGGCCGTCGATGATGATCGTCGGCGATGCGGGCGTCGGCAAATCCGAGCTCACCGGCAAGGACGGCGTGCTGAAGACTGTGCTGGGCCGCATGATGGTCTCCACCACCAACGCCACCGAGGCAGGCCTCTATCAACTGGTCGGCCATGACAGCGTGCCGATCGCCATCGACGAGCTGGAGGGCGACGAGGGGATTGAGCAGGCGCAGAAGGTCATCAAGATGGCGCGCGATGCGGCGAGCGGATCCGTGCGTATCCGTGGCGGGCAGAACCACAAAGGCGTCGAGTTCCAGGCGCAATCCACGTTCTTCTTCTCCGGCATCAACCCTCCGCCCATGCCGCCGGCATCCCTGACCCGCCTTGCGATCATCGAGCTGCTGCCGCTCAAGGCCGAGAGCAACAAGCCGCCCACGCTGGAGGCCTCCGAGACCGTCGGCCCGCGGCTGCTGCGCATCCTCGCTGATAGGTGGAGCGACCTGCAGGATCACCTCGACGAGTTTTCCAACATCCTGCGCGACCATGGTCATGACAGCCGCGGCCAGAAGACGTTCGGGACGTTCCTGGCAGTGGCGCACCTCATGCTTGGCCGAGAGGGCTGCAAGCGGCTCGGCTTGCCCGAGGACGATCTCTACAGGTGGGGCGAGTGGCTCGCCGCCGACAAGGTGCCGGAGCTCGAGGGTAAGGCACCGACCTGGGAGCAGGCGCTCAATGCGATCCAGACGAGCATCATCGAGAACTATTCCGGCGGCGCGCGGCGCACGGTGGCGCACGAGCTCGAGCAGCTGAAGAACAAGGACGGCTCGATCCACGATGTCCGCGAGCGCCTGGCGCTGATCGACATCGGTCTCATCGACGACCCGAAGCATCGTGGCCACCACATGCTCGCCGTCCCCAACCAGAGCCGCGTCCTGGCGAAGGCGCTCAACGGCACGCCTTTCTCCAACGGCCATCAGGGGAACTGGCACTATGCCTTCAGGCGCGGCGATCCGAACGTCGTGATGACGAAGGTCGAGCTGAAGCCGGGGCATTTCGACAATCGCATCAGCGTTGCCGGCCGCCAGACGCGATGCAGCTTCATCTCCCTCTACGAGTATACGCGATGGCTTGCCCGATGAGCGCAGCAACCTGCGGCAGCAGAGGACCGCCATTTTGCGTGGTTTTTGGCTGCAAATCCCGGACCCCGACCCTTCCTCGTGCTCAAAACGGCGCGGTTGACGGTTTTTGCCCTCGTGTAGCGTATCCCTAGGCGTGTGGTGCCGCCCTCGGGAACTGTCTAACTGTCTAACGAGTGTCTAGACGGTTATCGCGTTGAAATCATTGGCGATTGCGCCACTGGTTAGACAGTTAGACAGCTAGACAGCGATACCTCTCATAATGTGCGCAAGCGGGCGCATGCATATGAGGAAACACGTTGTCTAACTGTCTAGCTGTCTAATTTCATATATAACCATATGAAATTATTGAATATTTATCTTTAGACAGAGGCTAGACAGGCTCTAGACAGTGCGGCGTGACGGATCGGAATAAACAAATCGAAGATAATGGCGGCGACGGTTGGGATTGGCGTGCCGATGCGGCGGCCAGCCTGGAGCGTGACGCGGATCCGCGCGTGGCCGGCCGGCGCGGCCGTGGCCGGCCAAAGGGCTCCATGAACCGGAAGACGCAGGACTTCGCCGCCTGGTACGACGCCCAAGGCTACAAGGATCCGCTGCAGCTCCAGGCCGAGTTCATGTCGGCCGATCCGGTGGCGCTGCAGGCGTGGTTCATCGAGTTCGAGCGGACGCAGAAGGCGATCGGCAAGCTGTTCGGCCAGGCGGTGCCATCGCTCTCCGACATCGTCGAGATGCAGATGAGCGTGGCCGACAAGCTCGCGCCCTACCTGCACGGCAAGGCCCCGGCCCGGGAAGCGCCGGACGATGAGCGCCTGCCCATCCTGGTCATCAACGCCGGCACCAACCAGCTCGCCCAGGCGCAAGTGGTACAGGCCCAGCGCCTCACGGTCGGCCGCCCGATGGTGGAATTGACGGCTAATAAAATCAATGACTTAGCGGACGGCAAGGGCGAAAGTCACACGGAAGAAAGTCACACGAAGGGCAAAGACAAATGATTTCAAATGCTTATGCGTTTCGTTTGCTGATAGGAAATCAGTTGCTTTCGCAGGGGGACCGGCACCTTTGGAGCGCTCGCCTCGGCCTGGGCGGCGCGCGGCGCGGTGGTCATGCCGGGGCGGTATCAAGTCGCCGCCCCCCGGCCGCCCGGGGCCTTCCCCCGAAGGGGGGCCACCCCACCCTGGGGGGACACGCGTGCGCGCACCGATCTCCATTTGAGCAATCGCCCCAACGGCGATCTCAGGTTGTGCGTTTTGCGTCCTGCGCCGCGCCTGAACTCCTCCGCCCGGGGGTCGGGGTCCGGGAGCGGACGATGCGCCCGATCGCCCGCCCGCCTTTGCCAGAGCAGATTTCTTTCTCGATTTCGGGAGGGGTGAGGAAAGAACGGACGCCCTCCGGCCTCCGGCCTCCGGTCGACTTTAGCGGTGCCGGCGCGCACGCGCTATTGCGCGCGCCGGCTCTTTCTTGCTGCATGGGCTGCCGCCCATGAGCCAGCATATCTCCGACCTCATCAAACGCGACGACATCAAGGTTCACACCGACGAGCAGCTGCGCCAGCTCGTCGCCGCCCTTGATATCGTCGGCGACTTCGACCCCTTCGACTTCACGCCGCCGGGCCCCGTGGGCCAGAAGTTCCTGAATTCGACGTTCCTGACGACGTTCATCATGGGGCCGCTCGGCGGCGGCAAGACAACGCTCTGCGCTTTCCGGCGCATCATGGCTGCTACGCTGGCCCCCGTGGCGTGGCACCCGGAGGATCGCAAGCCGACGCGCATGTGCCGCTGGATCGTGCTGCGTGACACCTTCCGTTCGGCCGAAAAAACAGTCCTGGAGAGCTGGAAACAATGGTTCCCGAAGGGGTTCCCGGGCTCGAAATGGGCCGGTGGCAATGACCGGCCGGTGACGCATACCCTGCGGTTCATGGGCTCGGATGGGGTCCGCATCGAGGTGGTGACCGAGTTCGCGGGTCTCGGCGAGAATTCGATCGAGACCCTCATGAAGGGCCGCGAGTATTCCGGCGGCTGGCTCAACGAGGCCGATACCCACGCCGACGGCGCACTCGACGACCTCGAGCAGCGCGTGGGCCGCTATCCCTCCGCCAACATCCTACTCACCGTCCAGGAGCTCGAGGCGTTGAGCGAGAAACTCGGGCATCCGATCGTGTCCGGGCAGCGCCAGCGACAGGTCATCGGCGACCTGAACGCGCCGACCGTCGACAACTGGGTCTACAAGAAGTTCGTGAAGGAAACCACGACCGACCGGCATCTGTTCATGCAGCCGTCCGGCCGCTCCGAACAGGCCGAAAACCGCTTCAACCTCGATCCCGACTACTACGAGCGCATCGTGCGCAACCAGGACGAACATTTCGTCAAGCGGATGGTCGACAATGAGTTCGGCTATTCCCGCCACGGAAAGCCCGTTTATGAGAAATTCAACCGGTCGGTACATGTTGCGCGGTGGCGCATCGCCTTCGATCCGCATCTGCCGCTCGGTATCGGCATCGACATCTCCATGAACACTCTCAACCCCGCCGCCGTCCTAGGCCAGGCCAAGGGCGCGCGTATCGTTGCGCTCGATGAGCTCTATCTCGGTCATGGCGTCGGCGCGGCACGGTTCGGTGAGGCGCTGCTGCGGAAGCTCGAAACAGATTACGCCGAGGCGGCGCGGATCCGCATCTGGGCTGACCCTGCCTCCGAGTACGGCGCCGACAGGGAGGGCGGGCAACTTGCCGCCATGGAAACCCTCGCGCAGATACTGCGCTTGCCCGTGCTGATCCCGTTCGGGGGCTCGAACGAGTTGGGCCTCCGCATGGATGCGGTGAAGACCGAATTGCGTGGCTATCATGAGCCGGACAGCGAATTGCTCATCTGCCCGGTGAAATGTCCGCTCCTCCTCGAGGGCTTCGACGGCAAGTATCGCTTCAAGCGTCGGAAAGAGACCGCCTCGACGGAATTCGAGGAGCAGCCGGAGAAAACCCACCCATGGTCGGACGTCCAGGACGCCCTGCAGTATCTCATCGGCGGGATCCGCGGCCGCTCGGCCATCATTCGAGGTGCGGCCGATCGGGACCAGGAGCGCGATCGCCGGCCGCCCCGCGGATCTTCAGGCTGGGGAAGGGGTCAGGGAAGCTTCGACCCGCACAAGGTGGGGACGAAATGGCATTGACCTCGACGATCCCGGCCACGCTCTTCGACATGGCCGAGCTCTCCGGGGCGGGCAATCGCCTGCAGTGGGCGGTCGCCAGGGAGATGTGGCGCGGCGGCGAGACCATGGCGATCCGCGACGGTGACCAGCTGGTTGCCCTGATAGGGCTTTATCCCATCGAGGGCGGTGCCGAAGCCTGGTTCAACGTCCATCCGCGGGCAAGCGCCACCATGCCCGAGCTCATTCGTTTGATGCGGTTGACCCTAGCGTCCCGTGAATACCCTGAAATCGTGGTGATCTGCACCTCGAAAGCCGGCAGCCGGATCGCCCGCCTGTGCGGCTTCGAGTTCGTGCAAGAACTTGAGCTCGGGGAAGTCTGGCATGGGAAATCTTTTCGGAAGTGACAGCGGGGCGAAGCTGGCAAAACAGCAGGCGGAACAGCAGCAGCGGCGCACGCTTGCCGAGCTCTCCCGCCAGCAGGCCGAAACCGACCAGGCTGCATCCGGCCCCGTGGGCCGGCAGACTGGCAACCGGCTCCTGACGTACCTGACCGCCGGCCTTTCCGGCGAGGGGCTCGACAAGTTCGGGCAGTCCTGATGTACGAAGTCGCCAAGCTCAAGGCGCGGCGCGGCGCTGCACAGCGGGAACGCGATGCGATCCAGCCGCTGCTCGACGAGGCGTATCAGTACGCCATTCCCTTCCGCAAATCGACCAAGGACACCGGCCCCGCTGAGAAGCGTGTCGACCAGGTCTTCGACCATACCGCGATCGACAGCGCTTTTCGTTTCGCCGGCAAGGTCCAGCAGGATTTCTGGCCGGCCGGGCAGGAGAATTTCGAGCTCGAGCCCGGCCCGCTCGTCATGCAGCAGTCGGAGAAAGAGCAATTCGCGGCCCAGCTCGCGCCCATCAGCAAGGTCGCGCAGTCGTTTTTCGAGGATGGTGACTGGGACATGGCCTTCCATGAAATGGCCCTGGACCTCTCGGCCGGCACGGGCGCGATCCTGATGAACCCCTCATCGGACCCGGATCTTCTCTGGGAGCCGATCTCCGTCGCGATCAACGAGCTGCTCATCGAGCAGGGCCCGAACAACAAGATCGCCGGCGTCTTCTGGACCCGCAGGATGTCGGTGCGCGTGCTCTTCGACACCTGGCCGGAGGGTAGGTTTGGACAAGTGCTGAACGAGCTCCACCGGACCAAGCCCGAAAGCGATATCGTCGTGAACGTCGATACCGTCTTCGACCGGAAGAGCCGCCGCTGGCTCATGCTCGTCTGGTGCGACAAGCAGGATACCATCGTTTTCACCTCCCAGTCGCGGACGTCGCCCTGGTTGATCCCCCGCTATTTCCGCGTTCCGGGCGAAACCTATGGCCGCGGCCCCGTCATGCTGGCGATGCCGACCATCAAGACGGTCAACACCGCCGCCAGGCTGCAGCTGCAGGCCGCGGCGATCGCCATGCTCGGGATCTACACGGCGATCGACGACGGTGTCTTCAATCCGGATCTTGCGGCAGTGCAGCCCGGCGTCTTCTGGAAGGTGGCCCGGAACGGCGGCACCCTGGGCCCGTCCGTCAATCGTTTTCCGGATCCGCGCCTCGATCTGCAGAATATCGTCCTCAACGATCTTCGCATGGGCGTGAAGGCGACGATGATGGACCAGAGCCTGCCGGCCGATGGTGCGGCGGTACGGTCGGCAACAGAGATCCTCGAAAGGGTGAAGCGCCTGGCGTCCGACCATCTCGGCGCTTATGGCCGCCTGATCAAGGAAGTCACCATCCCCGCGATCAAGCGCGTCCTCGAGCTCGCCTATGAGCGCGGCCTCATTCAGACGGAAATTCCGATCGACCAGCTCCTGATCAAGGTGAAGATCAAGTCGCCCCTGTCGATTGCCCGCGAGGCTCAGCGGATCGAGAAGATCGTGCAGTGGCTGCAGATGGTGCTCATGACACTCGCCGACAAGGCCGGCCGCGTCGCCAAGCTCGAGGTGGCGCTTTCGGATATCGGCCGGCAGATGGGCGTCCCGCTGGAATACATCGTCACGACGGAAGAGCGCGCCCAGATGGATAAGGCCGAGCAGCAGGCCGCCGCGCTCGCAGCCGTCGCGGGGGCCGCCGGAGCAACAGGAGCAGCACAATGATCTCTCCCCAACAGTTCGAGCAGATTGTCTCCGGCGCCGCTTCCGGCGGGTGGGACTGGTTCAAGTCCGCGGATCCGGCCGTCCAGCAGGCGCTCGACGTCAACCAGGCGAAGGAAGGTGAGGACAATCGCGCGATCGCCAGTGCCTGGGCGCGGTTTGCCGCAAGTCCTGACGGGCGAAAGGCGCTCGAGCGCCTGTTCGATACGACCCTGCGCCGGACGGTCTTCTTCGTTTCCCTTGGCCTCGACTCGATGTCCATGGCCACGTTCGGCGCTTTTCGCGAGGGCCAGAACGCCCTTGCGCACGAGATTGCCCGGCAGATCGCCCGCGGCAACAACGAGGCTGCCCAGCCTCGGGAAACCTGAAAGGAAGGCGTGACATGAGAAATCTTCTGGAACGATATCGGCCGTTGTTCGATGGCGGTGGCGGCGGTGGTGGCGGCGGTGGTGGCGGCGGTGACGGCTGGTCGCCACCGCAGGGGCTCCCATCCGAGTTTTCCGGCGCCAACGCCGATGAAACGCTCGGCAAGCTGCTCGGCGGCTACAACGATCTCAACACCCGCTTCGGCGGCATGCGCGAGAAGCTCGCCAAGATGCCAGCGGCCCCGGAGAAGGCCGACATGTATACATTCGACCCCGGGGAGAAGCTCAAGACCTACTTCGGCGATGTCGGCAACAACCCGGCCTTCACGCATGCCCGGGCGGCTGCGCATAAATACGGCATGAGCCAGGAGCAGTTTGCCGGCTTCATCTCGGAGACATACGGCCCCATGGCCGAGGCGGGCCTTCTGCCGGAACCGTTCGACCCGGCCCGGGAGCTCAAGAATTTCCAGACCGCCACCGGCCTGGACGTCAAGGCGACCCATGCCGCGCTGACGGCGAATGAGACCTTTGCGAAGGGCCTCGTATCCCAGCTGAAGGGCGTACCCGAGAACCTCAAGGCGGACGTGGAAGCCGCATTGGTCGGCTTCACCGATACGGCCGTGGGCAATGTCCTCCTCCAGGCGCTTTCTTCCCGGCTCGCCGACAGCGGCATCCGGATTTCCGGCGATGGCGGCGGCATCGGCGAGCTGACGGCCGAGGATCTGAAAAAGCTCGACCGGGATCCCCGGATCGATCCGCGCAACCGCGATCACAAGGATCCGAACGTTGCCTACGACGAGACGCTGCGCAAACGGTACGACGAAGCTTATGCGCGGCTGCACGGCCGCCGCTAGTCCAGATTTCTCCGAGGGGCCGGGCAACCGGCCCTTTCTCTTTCGGTTGACGCGATTTCACACCGCTTAGCCTCAGCTCAGCAGCGGGTGGACCTGCGACAGCCCCGGCCTCTCCGGCATCGTCCGGACCCGGTGCCGCCGAGCGGCCTCTCTCCCCGGTGTCTTCCCCAAAGTTCATCGGAGCCAAACTCATGACCCTTGCGGCCGACAACTGGTTTACGACCCAGTACGCCAACCGTGCGATGCACATCTACCAGAACGCAGGCAACCGCCTGCGTCCCACCGTGACCCCGGCAATGCGTTTCGAGGGCAGCGAAAAGGCTGTCTTCTGGATCGCCGGCAAGAGCAAGGCGGTGAAAAAGACCCGCCGCCAGCGCAATACCCCGTCGAATGCCGAGCGCAAGAAGATCGAGGCGACGCTGCAGACCTGGACCGCGTTCGACGAGATCGAGGAATTCGACCTCGACCGCATGACGGTCGACGAGAAGGAAGTCGTCTACGAAAGCGGCGCCATGGCCCTCGGGCGTGCGACGGACATCGAGATCTACGAGCAGATGGCGGCCCAGGTGCCCGCGGTCCCGGCCGAGCTCGATTTCTCGGCCGGCGCGTTCGGCGCTGCCAATGCGATGATGCTCTGCAACTACCTCCAGGAAGACAAGGTTCCCTGGGACGGCAATGTCTACTGCGGCCTGCCGTCGCGCCAGTGGAACCAGCTTCTGGCAGCCAAGGTCGTCAATTCCGCTGACCACGTCGGCCCCGATTTGCCGTTCGTGAAGGCTACCGACACGCGCTTCTGGAACGGCGTCAACTGGTTCCTCTTCGTCGAGGAAGACGCCCAGGATCTCTATCCGGTTCCGGAAGCCAACAAGCAGGACCTGTTCATCTGGCACAAGTCCGCCATGGGCTGGGGCGCCCATACCGACCTGCAGGTGCGGATCGACTGGGACAACCGCGAGGACGTCTGGACGGTCAACATGAAGGCCAAGGGTGCCGCCAAGGCGCTGCGCGAGGGCAAGGGCATCAAGCGGTTCCGCACCTCGAGCAACTCGGCGATCGCCATCACCTGAAGCTGACGGTCGGCGTTCGCGCCGGCGTCACCCGTTCCACAATTCGAGAGGACATTGCCATGGCTTTCGACGTCAAGGGCTTCCGCACCACCGACCACATGACCAACCCGTCCGGCGAGGCCGGCGCGAACCTCAACTGCCACAAGTACGTCACCAACGACGACACGGCCGCAGTCGAGACCGCCGCCTATTTCAACACGATCTGGCGCCGCCTGAAGAAGGGCGACCACATCGACATGACGCTCGACCTCGATGCGACTGTGATGCGTCGCAACTACGTCGTCACCGCGTCCTCGGCCGCCGGCGTCACGATCGCGAAGCAGAACGTCGCCTGACGCCTGATCGCCTTGCACCCGCCGGCCGTCACGCCGCCGGCGGGGCTTGCCGTTTCCGGAGAGCATCTTGATGGCCCTGCTGACAGTCACAGACATCGTCAATACCGCATGCGCGAAGATCGGGGAGGAGCCGCCGCAAAGCCTGACCGACGATCTCGGCGGCGGGCAGAGTGCCTCGCTGCTTTACGAGGCCGTCGTCGATTTCAATCTCGGCCTTCAGCCGTCCGGTTTTCATTTCGCGCGCGAGGTTCGCCAGCTGTCGCGCCTCACGGGCGTCACCGCCTATACCGGCTACGACTACGTCTTCGAGGTGCCCGGGCCGCATGACGGGCCGCCTGTCTTTCTCACCGACGATCCCAGCGATCCGGGCCGGCGCTACGATCGCTATGTTCTCACCGCAGGCCGGGTGCATGCGAGCGATGACCCTCTCTATGCCATGGTGAAGTTCCGCCCGGATCCGCACCATTGGACCGGCACCTTCCGGATGGCGACGATCTCGGCGCTGGCCGCCGAAATGGCGATGGCGATCGCATCGGACCGCAACACGATGCAGATCTGGCACCAGGTCGCCTACGGCAACGCCTCTGACAATTTTCGAGGCGGGCAGATCCGGGCGGCGCTGACCGAAGACGGCTTCGCCAACCCGCCGCGCCGCATCGCGGTAGCGGACAATCCGCTCGAGCGGTCGTGGAGGAGCTGATGGTCGCGCGCCCAGGACGCATGCAGGCGGCTTTCACCGCGGGAGAGCTCGGCCCCTATCTCCACGATCGGACGCAGCTCAAGTATTACTCCACCGGCCTGCAGCAGGCCGAGAACATCGTGATCGTCCCGCAAGGGGGCTTTCGTCTGCGAGACGGACTTCGCCTGGTCGGGGACCTACGCGACGACGCCGCGAAGATCTTCCCGTTTCATGCGTCCAACGGCGACGCCTACGATCTCGTGTTCGGCGGCGAGTTCTGCGAGGTCTGGAGCGCGACGGCGATGGCTGCTTCGCTGACGATCGCCGGCCTCTCCTCGGTGGTCGGGACGATGACCTTCGCCCAGCGTTCGGACACGATGTTCCTCTTCCACGAGGACCTGCAGTCGAAGCGGATCCGCATTACCAACACCGGCTGGGTCGCCGACAACCTGCCTTATGCCAACATTCCGAACTACGACTACGGCGCGGTCTACACCAATGGCGTCCCCGCCAAGTGGCGGCTGGAGTTCGTCGGCCTGGACAACGATAGCTCGATCTTCGTGCTGACCGTCTCCGGGCAGGAAACCCAGTCGATCACCTACAGTTCGACCATGGCAACGCTGATATCGGCGATCCAGACGGCGCTGGGCGACCTGCCGAATGTCTCGCCGGGTTTCGCCGTGACCTCGCCGGCAGCCAACAAGATCGAGATCGAATTCACCGGCGCGGGCAACGAAGGGGACGGCTGGGCCGTATCGGGCCGGGTGATCAACAAGGCGGATGCCGCCGTGGTGGCTGCAAAGCGTGTCTCTGGCGTCATGCCGGGTGAACCGCTCATCTCCGCCACGCGGGGATGGCCGCAATGCGCTGTCTTCTGGCAGCAGCGCCTTCTGGTCGGTGGTTTCAAATCGCTGCCGAATGCCTGGATGATGTCGCTGCAGTCGAATTACTTCAATTTCGACATCCGCTTCACCGAGGCGAACGGCCCGGCGATCGTGCCCATGGACAAGTCCGGCGGCGAGAAGATCGAGAGGATCGTCGACAACCTCAATCTGCTGATCTTCACCACGCAGGCCGAATACTGGATTTCCGAGCGCACCCTGTCGAAGACGGAAGCGCCGAACCATGTGCAGGCATCCCGCAACGGGATCCGCCGCGGCGTGCCCGTCATCGAGAACGAGGGGGCCGCGCTGTGGTGTCATGCCAACGGATCGACGATGGGGGAGCTTCGCTATACCGACGTCGAGGGCAATTTCGTGCCGATCGACACGTCGTTGCTGGCCTCGCATCTCCTCAAGGATGTTGTCGACCAGGCCGCGCGAAAGTCTGCGGAGTCGATGGACGGAAATTTGCAGGCCATCATTCTCGCCGACGGCCAGGCGCGCCTCGTGACGTTGCTCAGAGAGCAGGAGGTGACGGCCTATGCCCGGATGACGGCGGACTGCGCTTTCCGGGCCGTGTCGCGCAATGCCCGGAACGAACTTTCCTTCATTGCCGAGCATGGCGGGAAACGATCGCTGCAGCGCCTCGAGGACGAACTTCTTCTCGACGAGGCCATCGATTTTGCTCTGGGCGTGCCCGACGCAACGATTTCCGGCCTGTCCCGCTTCAACGGCCGCGAGGTCTGGGCGATCGGCGATGGCAATGTCTTCGGGCCATTTTCCGTCTCCGGCGGCGCCATCACGCTGCCCGTTGCCGTCTCGCATGCCACCGTCGGCACCTGGCGGCCGCCGATCGTGTCCACCCTACCGCCGCCGCGCGACGTCGGCCCGAACGTCGTCCTGAAGCGCAAGGCGCGGATCCACACCGTGCATATCTCCGTCATCGACACGACGAGCCTTGCGATCGCCACCAATGGCGGGCCGATCCGGGAGGTCGATCTCCATCGTTACGGCGTCCTTGCCGATGTGCCGGAGCTTTCCCAGGGGGTGACGGACACCATCAAGATCTCCGGCTTGCGCGGATATTCCGACGCCCCCTTCGTCACCATCAGCCAGCTCCGCCCCGGTAGACTGAACGTGCGCTCCATTACCGTCGAGACTGCATTATAGGGAGACGGACATGCAGCTGGCGTTCGCGGCGATCGGCAAGGTTTTTGCCGGGCTTGGGCTTTCTGGCGCGGCCGGTGGCGCGGCAGGCGCGGCCGGGACTGCCGGCGGTGCCGCCATCGGATCCGGCGCGCTCGGGGCACTGCAGGGCTTCACCACCGTCCTGAAGGTTCTCGGCGGCCTCGGGGCCGCTGCCGCCTCCGCCCGGGCGGACAACGCGGCCGCGGACCAGGCCGAGCTGCAGGCCGGCCAGGAACAGCTCGCCGGCGAGCAGCGCAAGACCCGAATGAGCCGGGAGCTCGCCCGGGTGCTCGGCAACAACCAGGTCGCCTATGCCGCCGCCGGCATCGATCTCACCCAGGGCGTGGCGGCGGAGAACGCAGCCGCGGCAAAGCAGCGGGCGGCAAGCGAGATCTCGATCGACCAGCAGGACACGGAATTCCGACGCTCACTCCTGAAGATGCGCGCCAGCGGGCTGCGGGACCGGGCGCGATCGACGAAGGGCGGCGCCATGCTCGGCGCGCTGGGTGATATTGCCGGATACGGCATCAGCCTGGCGGAGCGTGGCTGATGGCGAACCGCTCCCCGCGCAATCCGGGCCAGCTCGCCCGCTTCGACATGTCGGGCGCGATCTCGCCGGACGTTCCTGCCTATGCCGTCAATACGGGGCAGGCGGCCGAGGCGCTGGCGGCGGTCGCCAGCACCCTGTCCACCCGCCTCGGGCAGATGGCCGACCGGGCGGCAAAACGCGAGGGCGAGCTCGCCGGCCTCTCCTATGTCCAGCAGAACTATTCCGGGTGGGAGAGCGGACAGTCCTACCTGCAGCAGAAGGCCGTGCTCGCCCAGGCGTCGGGCAACGCAGGCTCTGGACCCTGGTATGAACAGGCGAAGGCGCTCTTGCGGAAGGAGGAGGGGTTTCGCGACAAGCCCTATTGGGACGTTAACGCCCATCGCGTGGGCTACGGTTCCGACACGACGGTCACCGCCGATGGCAAGGTGATCCGGGTCACCAAGGGCATGCGCATATCGCGCGAGGATGCCGAACGGGATCTCGACTATCGCATCACGCAGCGCGAAGGCCGGAAGGCACAGCAGCAGCTTGGTGAAGCGTGGACCGGTCTGCCCGATCGCGCCAAAGCCGGCCTGGTCTCCGTCGCCTACAACTATGGATCTCTGCCGAAGGACGTCGTGAGGGCTGCAAAGACCGGGGACCTCGGCGCGATCGCGCAGGCCGTCGGTGCCCTGCCGGCGAACAAGGACCGGCGTGCGCGCGAAGCCGCGGTCATCGCGGGTAGCGGGCCCGGGCCGGTCGATCGAGCCGTGACGGGCGCAACCACGGACAACGCCCCGGCCGAAAAGACAAAAGGCGCCGACATCGCGCCGGTGCTTTCCAAGGAACCGCTCGCCCTTCGACGCGACGGAACGATCCGTGGCGAGGCCTTCGACGATGCTGCGACTTCCGCCTGGAGCTGGCGGATGCAGGAGGCCGTCAGCGGCGAGCTTTTCGCCGCGCAGCTCGAGCACCAGGACGATCCCCAGGGCTTCGCCGCCGCGACGGCGGAGATCCGCGCCAAGTATTCGGCCGACCTTCCGGACCCGAAACTGCGGGAGATGTTCGACGAGACCTTCGCCAAGAACGCGCGCGCCTACGGCATGAACATCGCCGCCCGCCAGGAGGCCCGGCTTCGCCAGGAGCAGGAGGCGGCATTTTCCGCGGGGCTGGCGGCAAGGTCCGTCGATATCGAACGGCAGGCACAGGTGCTCGGCGCCAATCCGGACGGCGACGCCATCATCGGCGACCAGATCGCGACCATGCATCGCTCCATCGATGGCGCCGTGCAGCAGGGCATCATATCGCCGGCGCAGGCGGAGCTCGAGAAGGAACGCATCTCGAAGACCGCCGCCTTCGGACGTGTGCAGGGTGTATTCGAGGCCCTGCCGAGTCCGGAGGCGAAGGAGCAGTTTGCGCTCGAGCTCCTCGAGGACTGGCGGGCCGGCAAGGGGCCGATGGCGAAGCTGCCCTTTTCGGAGGTGAAGGCCCGGTCGGACGTGCTCTATAACGAGGCGCGGGCCCTGATCAATCGCCGGACGGCGGCGAACAAGGGCGAGGCCGCGCGCCTCGACACCTTGATCAAGGACGATGTCGCCAGCCTCGCCGCCAGCGGCAAGGGCCTCGACCCGGCCGAGAGTGGTCTCACCGTCGACCGCGTTCGCGAGATCGGCGGGGAGGAAGCCGTCCAGGCCTGGCAGCAGCAGCAGGATCATGCCCGCAAGCTCTATTCCGCGACCAACGGGATGGAGGTCCAGAGCGCGGCCGATATCGCCGAGCGGCTGAAGGTCATGCGGCCGGATCCTGGAAAGCCTGGATACGTCGATGACCTTGCGGTTTTCGAAGCGGCGCAGAAGCGCGCCCAGGACGTGCTGAAGGAACGCGAGACCGATCCCTTGGGGCAGGCCGCCCGAGGTGGGGCCCTCGAGCTCTCGACAATCGATCCCACGTCGGACGAAGCTCTGACGGGCAGCCTGCAGGCGCGGCGGACGCAGCGCGACCAGGTGGCCGGCCTTTACCAGCAGCCGGTCCCATATTTCCGTCCGGGCGAGAAAGAGCTGCTCTCGTCCGCGCTGATGCGGCAACCCGAAATGCTTCCCGCCTTCTCGCAGACGGTTTCCAAGGTCTTCGGGAAAGATGCGCCCGCCGTCCTCGCCGAGCTCTCGGAGGAGGCTCCTGTCATCGCGCATGCGGCGGGCTTGTCGCTCTCGACCGGCGACACCTCCGTGGCCAGCGATATAGCGTCGACGCTTGCCATGAAACGCGAGAAGGCATTCACGGCAAAGATGCCTTCGCTCGGCGACATGAGCAATTTCGCGGCGCGTCAGGTCGGCGGTGCACTCTTCGCCGACGGACGGACCCAAGGCGCTATGGTGCAGACCGCCGCGATCCTCTTCGAGCAGATGGCGAACCTGCAGGGCTTCGATCCGACGGATATCAAGACCGAAGGTTCGGTGGCGCAGATGGCTTTTTCGCGTGCGCTCGATCGCGCCGCGGGCGGCCGGACGATCGGCGGCGTTTCCTACGGAGGGCTTGGTGACGTCAACGGTGGGCGCATCGTCGTTCCCTCCGACATGCCGAAGGACCGTCCCCAGCAGTTGTTGTGGAACCTGACCGACGAGCAGCTTTCCCAGTTGCCGCCGATCCATACCAGCAACGGCTTTCCCGTGCCCGTCAGCAAGATCCGCGATGCCCAGCTCGTCTCCGCCGGCGACGGCCTCTATCGCGTCGCCCTCGGCGATGCGCTGGGGGACGATCCCCAGTATCTCGCCAACGCGGACGGTGATTACTGGTTGCTCGACATGCGGGCCCTCGAGCGCGTGGCATCGACGACACCCGGCGTCAAGGACTTCAATCTCTTCGGATGGCAGCCGCCGAGGTAGCACTCATGAGTTTCTGGTATACCGATCTCACGAAGGAGCGGCCGTCATCCGTCGCCGATGGCCAGTCCTCGCTTGCCGAGATCTACAGCGCTGCCGATGATCACGGCCGATTTGTCGAAAACCCGAACGCGAATTATGAAGCGCTCACGCGGGCATATGATGACCGCATCCGCGCGATCCAGGAAGCTACGGGCGAGACGACCGTTAATCCGATGGGGGAGGATCAGCGCTCACTCGATGTTCCGGGCGATCCGAATTTCACCCCGACTGCTGCTGTTCCAGTCGATCCGATGCAACAAGCCCAGCGAATGCAGGCCAGCGTCGATGGCTTTAATTCTTGGCTTGCTGACGTTGCCAAACGTCATCCCGAAAAGGCCGCTGCAATCCGCGCGGATGTGCCGGTCGAGCGAGATGCCGAAGCTATCGCTCGGCACGCTGATGAGACCCTGGTGCAGACATTTGCCGCGAGGGATGGAGTTGGCAAGTGGCTCGCCTTGTTCGCTGGTGGTGTGCGAGGATCGCTGTACGACCCGCTCCAGGTCATGACGCTGCTTGCTGGAGGCGGACCCGGTGCGGCGCGCACTGTCGGCGGTCGGATCGTGTCGGTTGCGCTGAAAGAAGCCGTGATCAACGGCGGTGTCGAGGCGATCATGCAGCCGGACGTCCAGGCCTGGCGTGCCCAGGTGGGGCTTGAGGCCGGCTTCGTCGAAGGCGCGAAGAATGTCGCCTTTGCCGCCGGCCTGGGCGGGGCATTCGGCGGCGTGCTTCAGGGCGGTGTGGAAGGGGTCTCGCGTATCCTGCGCGGCCGTGGCCTCGATCATGCCGCCGAGGTCGTCGCCGCCAACCCCGGCACGCGGGCCGAGCTTCGCGAAGGGCTCACCGGCGACGGCACCCGCGCGGCCGAGCTTCTCGCTCCGATCCGCCATGCGCTTCCGGCCGATGCCCGGGGCGCGATGGACGCCTTGAGCCTCACGCGCCATATCGACGATCTCCGGCCGGCATCTGCGACGCCGGAGGTTCATGAGCAGGCAATTGCCCGCGCCGTCCGCGCCGCCCAGGAGAACGCAGCTTATCACTTCGAGGCGGACCCCGCCCAGGTGCAGCGTATCGTGGCGCGCCTGGTCCCCGAGGCGCATGCGGCCGCAGAAAAGTCGGAGGCCACGCTGCAGCAGTTCCTCATGCGCGCCGGCGGCGTCCAGGACTTCAAGGGGGAGTTGGCAGCCCTCGGCCTCGGCAACGTCTCCGAAAGGTTCGTCGGGCGCCTGGTGCGGGAGGGCGGCCTGCCGCTCGACGAGGCGCGGCGTGCCGCGGCGGAAGCCGGGTATTTCAACCACCTTTACGGCACGCCGGACGAGGCAATGGCCAAAAGCACGGTTTCGGATCTCCTCGACGAGCTCGACACGGCCTCCCGGGACACGGGGCGGGCAATCGACGACGGCGGCCGGTCCTATGCCGAGGGGCTGGTGCACGAGTTGGTGGCGCGCGCCGGGCCGGCCGTGGACGACACCCTGATCTTGAGGGCGGCCGAGATGGCGAACGCCGAGGGGCTTGCCCCAGCCGACGCGCTCGACCGCGTCCTCATCGCGGCAGACGATGCCGATCGCGCGGCGGAAGCCGCGGTCGCCCTGCCGACGGCGCCGGAGCGGCTCGACCAGGGAAGCTTGCGCGGTGGGCTTGACGATCCCGGCAGGCCCCTTGAGGACACGTTCTTCTCGGATGCGGATCTCGCAGACGTCCCCGACGATTTCGAAATTCCCTTCTTCGACGACGGCCGGGCGGCCACGCCCGAGGCGCTCGTCGCCGAGCTCGAGCGGCTCGACGATCTTTCCATGCTGGTGGAGGCCTGCCGGGTATGAGCTTCAGTGACTGCCTCAACAATGCCGTCGAGGGCGGCGAACTATCGAAGGACGATGCCAAGCGGCTCAAACAGCAGTTCGACCGCTTCCGCGCGAAATTCGCCGGCAACAGCGAGGCGATGGCCGATGCCGAGGCAAAGCGCGCGCTGGCGGAGTTGCTCAAGGCCGAGAGCGCCCACCAGCGGCGCAAGGCGAAGCTCTCGCTCTCCTCCATCAAGCGCATCGCTTCCGATCTCGGCTCCTACAAGAACCCGCGCGGCGAGCACGATATCGGAGCGGCGGCGCTGGATCTCCTCGAGCACTTCGGGACCGCCCCGTTCGACAGCGTCGAGGGGCGGCGCAAGGCGATCGTCGGGATGGCCCATGCCCGGATGGATGACCTCCTGGCGCATTTCCGCAGGTCGGCGATCGCCGGCGACAAGCTGCGGCACAACAAGGCCCAGCTCGACAACGTTGTGCGCGAGGCCTTCGGCGAGAACAGCGGCGACGCCGTCTCCCGGCATTTCGCGAAGGTCTGGGAAGACACCCATGAGTGGCTGCGGCAGCGGTTCAACGCCGCCGGCGGCGCGATCGGCAAGCTCGATCGCTGGGGACTTCCCCAGCACCATGACGCCCGCGCCCTGCGCAAGGTCGGGCTGGAGCAATGGCGAAACGACATCCGGCCGCTTCTCGACGTCTCCAGGATGAAGCACCCGCTGACGGGCGATGCGGTCGATCCTCGCGAGCTCGACGAGATCCTCGAGGGGATCTGGACGAACATCGCCACGGAGGGGTGGGCGTCGCGCGATCCGCTTCGGCAGTCCTTCGGCAAGGGGGCGCTCGCCAACCAGCGGGCGGAGCACCGGTTCCTGATTTTCCGCGACGCCGATAGCTGGATGCGATACCAGCGCGACTATGGCGGCGGCGGTGATGCCTTCGCGGCGATGATGGGGCATATCAACGGCATGGCGAAGGATATCGCCGCCATGGAGGTGCTCGGGCCGAACCCGAACGGCACCATCGAATGGATCAAGCAGGCCGTCACCAAGGAAGCGCAGTTGAAGGCGGCGGGCAAGCCTAGCCGCTTTGCCGGAAAGAAGGAAAGCGCCCTCGATGCCGCCCGCAACGTCGAGCGGAAGATCGACGGCGTTTGGGGCTCGATCCGCGGCAGTCTCGAGACGCCCGTGAACGGACGCTGGGCCTCCGGTCTTGCCGCCACCCGGGGGATCATCACCGCCAGCGCGCTGGGCGCGGCCGCGATCTCCTCGCTTTCCGATATCGGCACCACGATGGTTGCGCGGCAGTTCGCCGGCATCGGTGCCAGAGGAGCCTTTGCGGATCTCGTGAAGTCGATGGGCCGGCAGACCCGGCGCGAGGCTGTCGCCTCGGGCCTGATCCTCGACGAGGCCATGCATGTCTTCCATGCCCAGGCGCGCTATGTCGGCACGATCGACGGCCCCGGCTGGTCGAGCTTCATCGCCGATCGCGTCCTGACCTATTCAGGCCTGACGCCCTGGACGCAGGCCGGCCGCCACGCTTTCGGTCTCGCCTTCATGCGCACCGCGGCGGAAAATGCCGCCAAGAGCTTCGACGCCTTGCCCGAGGCGCTTCGCACTACATTTGGTCGCTATGGCATCCGGGCCGGCGACTGGGACAAGATGCGGCGCATGCCGCTACATGACATGGGCAAGGGTACGAGCCTCCTGCGCCCGAACGAGATCGCCGAGCGGATCGACGAGCGCCTGGCGGAAAAGTATCTCGGCATGATCCAGTCGGAGACGGAATATGCCATTCCCTCCGGCTCCCAGCGGTCGAAGGTCTTCCTGGTCGACCAGAACCGGCCCGGGACCTTCATCGGCGAGGTGCTCCGCTCGTTCGCCCAGTTCAAGAGCTTCGGCGTCGTCTTCCTGCTGCTGCACGGCCGGCGGATCCACGGCATGTTTTCATCCGGCCAGAAACTCGGCGCGGCTGCCTATGCCGGATCCCTGCTGATCTCGACGACGCTTTTCGGAGGGATGGCCCTGCAGCTGAAGCAGATGGCCCAGGGGCGGGATCCTCAGGACATGAACCCGATCACGAGCCCGGAATTCTGGGGCGCCGCTCTCCTGCAGGGTGGCGGCCTCGGGATCTACGGCGACTTTCTCTTTTCCAACCTCAACCGCTACGGCGGCGGCTTCTCCTCTACCTTCGGCGGGCCGCTGATGCAGCGGGCGAACGACGCCTGGAACCTGACGGCCGGCAACCTGGTGCAGCTCGCCAGCGGCGAGAAGACGCATTTCGGCCGCGAGCTGGTGAAATTCGCCAAGACCAACATGCCGGGAACATCGATCTGGTATGCGCGCCTGGCGTGGGAGCGGATCCTGATGGACCAGCTGCAGTTCCTGGTAGACCCCGAGGCGAACAAGGCCTTCAAGCAACGGCAACGGTTCTTCGCCAAGGAATATGGCCAGAACTTCTGGTGGCAGCCGGGCAAGCTCGCCCCGTCGCGCGGGCCCGACCTCAGCCGGCTTTCCGGCGGTTGACGTGACTTTTCCCGTGGAATGATCGGCCCTGATGATATGAGGGCCGATTTCATGAGCGCAGTCCTGCCGATCGAAGAAGATCCGCGTTTCCGCCTTTATACGGCGAGCGAAGGACAGACGCAGTTCGCTGTCAGCTTCCCGTTCCAGCAGGGCGACGACATCACCCTCTATTCCCGCGATCTTTCCGGGGGCTGGGCCGAAGTATCTCCCACACTCTATGATATCGCCGGCGCCGGCGCGGCGGGCGGCGGGATGGTGACGTTCCATGCCGGGCGCGTCGAGGGCGACGAAGTGCTGGTGCTCGGCACCACAATTCTCGACCGGCTCGGGTCGATCGTCCGCGATGGGCGGTTCAGCAGCCGTCTTACGGATGACGAACTCGATCGCAGCCGCCTGATCCAGCAGGAGTTGCGGCGCGACGTCGACCGTTCGCTGAAGACGGATTTCGGCGGTGACGGCCTCACCATCGATCCTGATGTTGCCGACGGCGACACCCTGATCCGCCAGGGGAACAGGTTGAGCAAGGGGCCGAACGCTGCCGATATCGCAGGCGCCCAGGGGCAGGCCGAGACGGCAGTGGCTGCGGCCGGCGTGGCAGTGGGCGCAGCGGATGCGGCGGCGAGTAGCGCGCTGGCGGCGGGTGGGTCCGCAACCGACGCTTCCGATGCGGCGGCGCTGGCGGCGCGGTGGGCGACGGAGGCCGAAGATGTTCCGGTCGCCGGCGGCTTGTTCTCTGCCTATCACTGGGCGATGAAGGCGGCCGGCTTTGTGTTGAGCGCTGTCGCTTCATCCATTCACGGCGCGGCAGCGAAGGCTGCGCTCGACGATGCAGACGAGATGGGCCTTGCCGACAGTGCGGCGTCGTGGGGCCTGAAGAAGTTCACGCTCGCAAATCTGATTTCGAGCATTTTCAAGACGGCGCGGACGATTGCCAACGCCCAGTTTGCCGCGGCGTCGTTCAAGCTCTTCAACGGCGCTGGGACGCCGCGGGCTCTGTCTATCGATGCCACGGCAATGACGGCGGATCGCAAAATCACCATGCCCGATGCTGAC